ACTATGGCTAGGAAACAGCAAACGTGAACATCAACAAGGCTGGCTTGGAAATAATCAAGTCTTTTGAGGGTTGGTCTGCTGAACCTTATCTCTGCCCTGCAAATCGGTGGACGATTGCATACGGTTCTACATGGGATATTGACGGACATCCTGTCACCGCTGACCATCCTTGCATCACAAAAGAGCAAGGTGAGGCTCTGCTCCGAAAAGAAGTTCATCATATTGAAAATGCAGTTAGACGCCTTATCAAAACGCCATTGACTATTAATCAGTTCTCAGCAATTTGTAGCTGGGGGTTCAATATCGGTAGTGGTAACGTGCAAAGCTCATCTTTGAGAATTTTATTAAATCGTGGAGACGTAGAGGGTGCAGCAGATGAGTTTCCAAAGTGGCGTAAGGCTGGTGGGCGAGTGTTAGCTGGGCTAGTCAGAAGGCGAGTTGCTGAGAGGGCTTTGTTTCTTGCGCCTGATTAATCCATGAAGCCATTTTGACAGCGAAAAGACTGTAATGTGGTCAATGTTACTTTCATATTCACGACTGCCATCGTCATAGTGATACCAAACGCCAATTAGTTTTTTCATTTAATTAACGCCTAGGTTTTGCAGTAGCCCTACTTCAATACACACAGCACCATGCCCCAATGCTATCGCTGCCTTAGTGCAAATTTCTAAAGATGGATAGGTCTGGAAGAGTTCAACGTAACCATCAAAAAACATGACTAAGCTGTAATATAAGTTACTCATTTTTTGTCCTAAAATTTGGTGTTTATATTAGCAAACATTCCAGCATCTTTTATTAATCTTTTGTTAGTTAAATCTGCATAATCATTGTTTAACTCAATTAATGTTGCACTTCTACCTAATCTATCTGCAACTATACCAGTAGTTCCAGCACCACCGAAAGGGTCTAAAACGCAACCATCTTTAGGGCATCCAGCCTTAATGCAAGGTTCAATTAATTGTGTTGGGAATGTAGCGAAGTGAGCTTTTTTGTATGGCTTGGTGGTTACTGTCCATACTGATCTTTTGTTCTTGGTATCATAGGATTTTTCTAATCCTGAATGTGGCTGTAAACCTGTGCCTTTGTTATGATACTTACCATTAGACCTGTCTCTTGTCCCCCAATCCTGAGCTTCTTCGCTTATTGCATGATTATCAAAATAATACTTTGGGTTTTTAGTTAGCAAAAAAATGTACTCGTGTGACTTAGTGCATCTGTCCTGTACACTTTCGGGCATGGGATTCGGCTTGTGCCATATTATATCTTGCCGTAGATACCAACCATCAGCTTGTAAAGCAAAGGCAACTCGCCAAGGTATGCCAATTAAATCTTTTTCTTTTAAACCAATTAATTTATTTGCTCGTCTGGCACATTTTTGAGGCAAGTCTTGTTTAGTTGTACTTACTGACTGTTTAGTTAAAGATTGTCCTCGACCTGGCCTATAGTTGTAATAACTATCACCAAGATTAAGCCATAAAGTTCCATCATCTCTTAAAACACGCCAAACCTCTCGAAAAACATTGACTAAATTTTCAACAAATTCTTCTGGAGTTTCTTCTAGCCCTATCTGTTTGTCCCCTGTGTTGTAATCCCTCAAGCCAAAGTAAGGGGGCGAAGTAACGCAAGCGTTAAAGTAGGCAGATGGGAGTGTTTTTAAAACTTCTCTACAATCACCATTCAAAATATTAATCATGCGTGTGTTTTAGCTTTTGTACTAAATTCCAAGGAATTATGTTTTTGTCACTTTTTAAAATAACATCAGCAAATCGCTTGCTAGCCATTTTTTCAGCAATCCGTTGCTCTCGCTCAACTGGGTCTTTGGTATGTTTAGGCCATCCGCTGTTGTCTTCTTTTGTGCGTCTAGGCATTTACTCCCTCCTTAATCTCAATCTGGCGGTATGGATCACGCTTTTTTAACCTTTTGCGCTTGGCGTAAGCTGCAAACTCATGGCTGAATCCACCATAACAAACAACAGTATTATTAAAAGTCTCCATAACGTAATACATTCAAACCCACTCCTTTTTATGCCTGATCCATATCCGTAGCTTGCGTGTTAATCTATGGTACAGTTTAATCATTATTCAACCTCCAACAATTTTTTTGCTTCTGTATGCTGGTTACAATCAATGTTTACATGGGTTAATAAAAAACGTAGCAAGCCCTTTTTGTCGGTAGGAATGTCAAAACAATCTACGCTGTCTGAAAGCACATATATAAAATCTTTCATATCTTCATCGTAAGGGTTGTTTTTTACTTCTTCCCTTAACTTTTTTTCTGCTTTGGCCTTGCTTGTAAACCAAAACATTGCGCTTTCACCAGTTTCTTGTAGTCGTTTTTGAAAACAATAAAATTTCATTATCCATAATCCTTTCGATCATCCTCGTTGTCGTATCCAATATTGTAGGCGTTGATTTGCGCCTGTGACATTTGTGACATAGGCACTTTAATCCCAGTTATGCTTTTGCCAATATAATAATGAGGTTCACGCTCTCGCCAATAATAGGCGTCTGCTGCCCCTCTGTCTTTTGGTGAGCCGTGTTCATTCATAGCACTATCAACCCCATATAAATCATTGCGAAAATTAAACTTGCTCCTAAGAAATTTGCCATGTTACACCCTCTGCCCATAACAGTCGCTACCCCTAAATGCAAACCAGCCATAGCTTGGGCTGTTAATGCAAAACATCAAACCACCATTCTCATAGCGTACAAATTTATATTTTGCGCCTATGCGCTTGCACTCGTTGATTGCTACTTGGTAGCTCCAAGGTTGGTTGTTATTTGAGTTGTAATTTATCATAATCAAGTTCCTCGTTTGTTTAGTGGGGGGCTAAAGACCCCCCTCGTTTACATTGCAATTTCAGCTTTAATCCAATCAACAACGGCTTGTCCATTTTTGGCTGATATAGTCCAATTAGGGATTCCTCCGTCTAGGTTAAGGCCGTTTGAAATGTCGCCAGATGACCATTCACATTCGCCTATAAGGGTCTTTGCAAAATACCTCGAAATAAATTGTCCGTGTTCGGTGTGAGGGAAGCGAGTGTCGTAAAATTCGACAAGTGTTTCCCCGTCATTTATTAAGCAGTTGTCTCTTCCATATTCGTCGCCCTCATAAACCATAACAGCCTTAAAAGTAATGCCATTATCGTTGTTGGTAAAAGTGATTGAATTGCTCATAATCGAGTTCCTCGTTGTTTGTTTCCAATACAAGTATTATATACATTTCTATAATATAGGCAACCCCTATTTATAATTAAATGTAATTATTATCCATTGGCCTTGGCAAAGATATTCCCATCTCTGTCGCTGTGCGTTCAATGCCCTCAAGGTAGGTTGTCATTTCTTTTACCTTTAACTTCTTGGTGCTGTACACTTCAACCATGCCAGAGGGGGTGTTAACAATGGTTGGTGTTAAAAGTTTCCGCTTAAATTCTTCGTGGATTTCTTCTATTGTATAGCCAAGGTCATTTGCGATAATGCTATACCATTTCCACATTAGGCTGTTTTGCTCAAGGCTTCGATTGCGCTTGTACGGCTTTATCGTGACCTCGTAGACTGTCGTTATGTCTAACGCCTTTATTGTGTCAAGCGCATGGTTGCGGTGGCGTTCCTCTCGTATGTAAATCTTATCTGACATTACTCGACCTCCAAAGTTTTTCTGCCAACTCTTTGCCATTTACATTATGTGTTGCAAGATAAAAGTTTTCATTACCATTTAGGTGCAATTCCTGGTGGTGCTTGTAGCAAAGCGGAATTGTAAATTCGTCTCCGCTTCGTTTACCCATGCCTCGTTTTGGATCGGCTCGTAACAAGTGGTGAACTTGAACACCAAACTTTCCACAAATGCAGCATGGCAAAGTAGCCACCCACTCAAGATGTTTTTTATTGCTGGTGCGTTTTGGTTTGATGCGTTTTGGCTTTACGCCTTTAGGTATGAGCATTTTTGTCTCCTAAAAAGAACCCACCAAGGTTGCAATGGAGTAGGGGACAACCTTGGTGAGCCTCAGACAAGGTGGAAACGCTGCGAGGACAGCCCCTTGTCTTAACTGCAAAATCCGTTATGCGGTATCTGCACAATTTCATTTTCCTGTTCCTCGATTTTTATCTCTTGTCGCTCTATTACATTAGCTGCTGCCAACATTAAACTAGCTAGTTGCAAGTTCTCCTGTTCATGCGCTGCTATTCGCAGATATTCGATTATCGGGTTCAAGATTTTTTAGCCTATCAATTTTCTCGTTCATTTCATCTAGGAATATTTGCACTTCTGTCTCAAGCTCGTCAATCAGTTTATCATCACGCTCAATGCGGCAGATAAACGTATTTAGATTAACAGGTAGCCTGTCATCATATGACATAAAATCGCACCACTCTTTCTCACAACAGGCCATTTGCCATTGCATCTGGGTAACATATTTCTTTGGCACTTTCTCTTTAAGCAAAGTGTCAATATGGGTTGCTGGCTGTGGGCATTTAATTTCTAACATACCCTTACCAACGATACCATCTGGGCTTGCGCCTGTCTGACTAATCGTGGGGTGATCGACAAAGCCAATTAACTCAACGTCAACATCATGCAGGAACTCATAAGCTGCTCTAGCCTTTGGCTCTGTCTCTATGCCGTGTTGCATAGCTGCGTTTGTGTAACTATCAGCAATAGTGCCTGTCAAGATTTCTGCGATCAATTGCGCCTCGTAATTAGCTCTACTAGCACCCCAGCCTGATTTTGTTTTGGCTACTACATCAGCCACCCTTGAAGCAGTGACCTTGCCAAGACGAGCCGCAAACCATTCTTCTGTTCCCTGCTCCATTATACAGCCCCTTTTTTTTCTAGAGCTGCTTTAGCAGTTTCAAACTGGCGGCTGTCTATTTCGTTAAAACTTTTTACGCCAAGGTATTTGCAAAACTTACCAAGGTCAGCGTCTACTTTGGCGGCTAACCATGTTAACTCATCAACCTGATCTTGCGTTATCTTAGTTGCCTGTGGCTTGTCTTGCGTCAGGCTTTCGCCATCGTCATCAGCAGGAGCAATGCCCACTAAACTGCATAACCCTGCTCTGCGATTGTATGTGGTGGCAGCTACAAGAGCTTGGCTTGGGTTCTTAGCTCCACGCCAGCCAACTAAAGGCAACCCATCATCTTGCAAGGTTTCGCCACTAGTGTGGGTAAGAATAGTGCGAACAACATACTCTTCACCATCTTTCATAATTGGTTGTGTAATATAAATTCCATGTTCGTTTAAAATATCAGAACAGGCTTTCATTACTTCTTCCAAATTTGCGTACTTACTTTTGAAATGTGGGTTGGTTGCGGTTTTCCTTGCGCCGCCTATTTTTAATTGTGCAGCGCAGAAGGCTTCGTGAATTGTCATTTTTTTGTCAGTCATTTTTTTGTTCCTCGTTTTGGTTGTTAAACGGCAGAGCAATTTTTATGTGTAGAAATTCCCCCGTCATACTGCTGATGTGATATTCCTGTGGGCAGGTCTTAACCCAATCTAATATAAGTTCCACATTCTCTGCTTTAATTAAGTTACTCATTAGGCTGCCCCCTTCACAACTTTGTCAAAGTCAGCAACACGCATCTTGCCTTTGTTGCCCAGCACATCACAAAGGTGTACCCATTTGTGGCCTTGCTTTGCCCACACCTTGCGATGCCCTGTGCCAATGCGTGGGCATTGATCCCACAAGTGAACAACAACTTTAGTTGCACCAGAAAAAGTTTTGGTTTTTGGTGGCTTGTTATTGTTGGGCAATTTAGGCCTTACATATTTAGGCGCAGTTTTTTTAACCCGTCTGCGATTAGTAGCAACAGTTGGTTCTCTGCGTAAGTAGTTTGGTATAGTTAATTTCATATTATGTTCCTCGTTTAATTGTAAAGAGAAGGGGGTTGTTAAGCCCCTATCTCAATAAGTTTCCTTGGTGTCCAATTAGCTAGACGCTCTGTTTGATACACAACTGATTCTTGCAAAGACTTGATAACCTTTTTGTTTGAAACTTTGCAGTCACGCCCATAGCGGTTTTTGTATTCACGAAAACCCTCTGGGTCAATTGTGGAAATTAAAACTACCATGTCGTTAATATGGTTTTTTAGAAAGTCGCACGAAACCTCAAAAGGAAGTTGATGCCCACCATTGCACTCGCCATTAAAAAAATTATGCTCAACTGTGTAACCATGAGTAGCTAACGTGCCACTCTTGTTGCCAACCTTATGGACACTACCACAAACCTGACAAGTGCCTTGGTGTGTTGCTTGGTTGCCAGTTGGTTTTGCAACAGGCTTGGGGGCTGGCTTGATAACAGGCATTGCCCGAATGTCATTACGCATCTTAATTAGTTTTTGAACCAAATCCCAATCAAAGCCAGCAGCCTTGAAGATTGGCTCATGCTTTTCTCTAACCTGATGTAAATCATTGCAAATGTGAAACCATTTATAACCAGCAGCTTCTAAGTTATCATAATTTTTTACGGCTTTAATTTGGTCAAAAGCACGATTTAAATCATCAAGAGCATCTTTTTGAGATGCTTTCGTAGGAAAGCTATTTTTAGCCATAGCAACATTGGCTTGGGTCATATATTCAGCAATTGTTCTCATTGTTTTGTTCCTCGTTTTTGTTTCCTAATGTTGATTATGCACATCTAAAAACCTATTGCAAGAAAAAAAAGGACTTGCCTATACTTTTTTTTTGTGAATAATAGATGAATAGTAAAAACAGCGAGGACAGATTGGGAATATTAAAATGAAATTTAATGTAACAGCAAAAAAGACTTATCAATTTGAGCTTACAATTGAGCGTGACTATCAAGTTGTCGTTGGCAAAAAGTCTGTAGTAGATGCGGGTTTATGCGCCAATAGTGTCGATGGTGATACGTCAGCGTGGTATGATTATGTTGAAGATTATTTGCGTGAAGAAGGGCTAGGAAAATTTATTGATAAAATGTTCTTTTATCAAATGACATCAGACGAACAACTAGAAGTTGTAAAAATTCTCAAAAACTATATTGATCTCGCACTTGAGCGAGACGAAATTCCTTATTTAGACAGGGATGGCAACGGAGTAGAAGTTACATCAAGTAATGTAACAATCGAAAATGTAGATTGGTGATTATATATGATTGAACGAAATGAAATTACAGCCAAAGCTCTAAAGCGTGCTGGTGGTGCAAAGGCACTTGCAGACCTATTAAAAATATCTCAACCATCAGTATCTGGTTGGAAGAAGATACCAGCAGATCGTTGCATAGCTGTAGAGGCTATAACAGGCATATCACGCCACAAGCTACGGCCTGACGTATTTGGTAGGCAACCATGAAGCGTCATAAATACAACGCCATTAAAACAAAGCTAGATGGGATCACCTTTGCATCTAAGGCAGAAGCCAAACGCTACGCTGAGTTAAAATTACTTGCACAAGCTGGCGTTATATCAAATTTGATTTTGCAACCACGTTTTGATTGTGTGGTGGCAGATATAAAAATTTGCACTTACGTTGCTGACTTTATGTATTTGGAACGTGGCAAGCAAGTAGTTGAAGATGTGAAGGGTGTTAAGACGCCAGTATATAGGCTTAAAAAGAAATTGGTTGAAGCTATTCACAAAATAAAAATTACAGAGATTAAACCATGACATGTTACATCTGTAAGGGCGAAAAAATGATTGCGTTAAAAACAAAACGCTTCCACAAAAAAATTAAAAAATACACCGATGATCAAGAGATGATTGTTACAATCTTTGGTGGTGTAGATGCCTGTTACTTTTGTGCAAGAGCTGCGGAGCTTGATTATCAAAATTGGAAAGATGGAGAAAATTATGACAGATTTATTTGACTTACCAACTAAGGCACACGCAAGGAAAGATGATCCGTGGACTAGCCATGAAGCTGCCAGTTCTATGTCATCTGAAGTGCTAGGCAATCAGCATAGAGCAATTTTGGACGTTATGATGGACAGAAAGTTTCCATTAGCAGCAGAAGAAATTGACAACTTACTTGGGTGGCCTGGATTTAGACGAATGAGCGAGTTAAAGAAAAAAGGGCTTATTGAAGATGCTAATGAAATTTACATAGGCAAAAGTGGACGAAAAGCAATCAAGTATAAATTAACAACCAAGGGGCTTGCTTGCATATAGCTTTAAAACTATAATAATAACGTGGTGAAAAAAACATTGGCTTGATCTCCATTGTGGGTTTCATCTGTCCACCCCGCCACAACTTTTATGGACAGATAGAAAGGGCAGAGGATGACATCAAAAATTAGACACATAGATTTTTACCCAGATGAGTACATAGCTGGCGTAAGTGGTCAATTAACGCCAGAGCAGTCTGGGGTTTATTGGATGATATGCTCATTAATTTATAGTAAGAGCGCACCCATAGACGATGACCCAAAATGGCTTGGCAATATCATGGCTGGAGCGCACCCTAGAACCATAAGAAAGATACTTGAGGAGCTTGAAAGCAAAGGTAAAATACAACGCAAAGATGGGGTTATTTGGGTTGAAAGGTGCGCCAATGAGATAGATAAGACAGACGAAAGGATAGCGAAAGCACAGGCAAATGGTAAGTTAGGAGGACGGCCTTCTAATAAAAACAAAGACTTAACAAAACCAAAAGGTTTATTTAATGAAAAGCTAACTACCAACCACCAACCACCAACCATAGATAAAGATACTAGCGTATCTTTATTAGAAACGAGGAAATCAAATAATGGAAAGTTTAAACTTAAAGACGATTGGAAGCCTAACGGAAAGTCTGACGAAATCGGTGCAAGTGAAGGATACACCGCACAAGAAATCGAATGGGCATCAATCGGATTTAAAGATTACTGGATTGGTGAAGGCAAACTCAAAACCAAAACAGGCTGGGACAGAAGTTTCTATAACTGGTTACGATCTTCAATTACACGCAAAGCAATACTCGAGAAACGAAAATCCATTAGCAATAACAATGGCAATCGAGGCTTTGGTGAAATCGCAGACGAAACTATTGCAGAGATGGAGCGACAAGGCACATGAGCCAATTGGATATGAGGTTGGTG